ATCCTTGAGTCGGATCTTCTTGCTGCCATTGATGGCGAGGAACAGGGAAAGTTCTTAAGGTTTGCTCTTGAAATGTCAAAGATTAATGATCATCTGGGAGGTGACTTCACTAAGCGTGGAGTAGCTCTCAAAATTAAAGGATACAAAACTGCTCTAGCACTTGAGCAGGATGCTTCATCTTCAGGTGCTCAGATAATTGCGCTTACAACTAAGAATAAACAGCTAGCTCAGCTTTCAAATGTAGTGGCAACCACTCAAAAGCAAAGGCTTTACGATGAGATTGCTGCAGCGACTTATAATGATCCTAGATTCAGAAAGCTGAATGAACGTTTCGGTCTAACTGAGAAAGATCTCAGGAAAGCAGCCAAAGCGCAAAACATGGTAGAGAGTTGCCATGTATAAATACCGTGAATTCAGGGAAACACTCACAGAGTCAATCCTGAGCCAAGCTTAGCTGGTAACAGCTTTGAAGGTGCAACGACTAGAGCAAACCGTCCCACTTTGGGAAGATGAAGCTCGTAGGATTATGCCAATCCGAAGCGCGGTAACGTATTATCCCTATGGGTGCTTACGTAAGAGATAGTCTAATCTATGCAGCGATGTATAGTAGGAGTTTAAATGAATTACGAGAAACAATATATAGCTTTGATTGATACGTATGGAACTTCTTCCAAGCCAGCTATAGGTTACTTTGAGAGACACCACGTACTGCCTAAATGTATGGGCGGTAAGGATGTCTTTGACAACTTAACATACCTGTCAGCTAGATGCCATTTATTGGCGCATTGGTTGCTTATGAAAGCGTTTCCAGAAGTAAAAGGGCTCAAAATTGCGTATGCGACTATGTGTTCTAGAGACGGTGTAAGGTTATCTCCAATAATGTATCAACTTGCCAAAGAAGCGGTAAGTGGAGACAATTCACTTTTAGCTAGAGCCGTCATCACTCCAATTGGTGAATTTCCAACAATTGCTGCAGCTGCTGAGGCGCATGGCGTAGTAAAAGCAATTATATCCAGAAAAGCAGGAAGCAGGAGTATACTGCATAAGGGCTACTATTGGAAAGATAACATAGTGCAAGGCGATATTGCGGATGGTAGGAATGCACATCATTTGCGTAAAGGTGTTTGTACGCCGTTTGGTAATTTTGAATCAACTCGTGAAGCTGGTAGAGTAATTGGCATAAATCATTCTACCATCACTAAGCGCATAAGGCGTGGTGATAAAGGCTACTCCTATATTTAAATGAACTTTCTACGGTGCAGGTGAGAGAACTGGCATCATGAATGTGGAAGCTAAGCTATCTAAGGCATTGGGTAAAGATGAAGGAATAATGATTATTAAAGCTGCAGACCGTGATACTGTATTGAATGAAATTAGTGCTCGAATGGCGCGCTATGAGAAGTTCGATCAGGATACCTATCTGGAGCTGAAACAGCTAAGACAGGATGTAAAGGATGTGTTCAACAAAGGTCTCAATCCTGGTGATGATATTATGGAGCAGCTCTACTTCCTTGACCCTAAGACACGAGACCTTGTAGACAAGTTAACTAGACAGTATGATAATATTGTAACGCCTAATGACTTTCAACAAATTGCAATGATCATGAGCGAACACCTTAGTGTTCAAGTCCCTATCCTTAAGGACTTCACTAAGTTCTTCGGAAGGCTTGCAGAATCCTACATGGAGAATGCAAAGCCCTCACAGTCAGCATTTGACTGGGATCGTATTGCGAAGATAAAGGTTCTTGGGGAGAAAAAGAAAGGGTACACACTACCTAATTGGTTAAGTGAATTTCTAGGTCTCCCAAGAGGGAAAGCGGTTAGCGAACAGGTATTGTCTAGATTTGACTTCTACCGACCAGATAGTCCACTCTCTGAATTGTTGTATGGCGTATCAACGCCTGAGACAAGAAGAACAGGTGCAAAGTATTTTAAGCTAGACATTGCGCAGCTTTACGATGTCAACGAAGTGGAATTTATGTATGCCAACAAGTTACCTAAAAAGTGGACTAATATTCCTTGGGTGAACTTCGATGGAAAGATAATAGAACAGAACTTTACTCAAAGCTTTGAAGAGCGTCTACGATATCGTGATAAAGATGGCAAGTGGATTACGAATATCGTTCAAGTGTCACAAAAGACTGATCCCACATGGTGGGAAGAGATGATCAATAAGAGTGGCAAAATTAATGATATTGCAGATACCCAAAAGGCTAGAACAGCCTTTGCAGTTAATGGCAATCACTCTAATGATGCGACTTTAGTTAAACAGTTTCACTTATGGGGTAGAGCAAATGGCGTGCCGACAAGCACAATCCATGATGCTTTCTTTGCAAATGCAGCGGATATGCTTAAGGCTAGAAAAGCATTGAGGCATATCTACGCAGATGTGATAGATAAGAATCCCATAAAAGCTACGCTTGACGAGATGCTGTTGCGTGGACTTCCCAGGCCTGTCTATGAAGCTTACCTGAAGGAGGCAATAGATATTGGACTGATCCCTGTAGCTGGCAGATCAAGAGTTGGTGGCAGAATAATTTCTGAAAAAGATATTCTTCGCAAAGAGGAAATCTTAGAAGAGATCCCTGAAGGCTTTGAAAGCAATCTAGGATGGTATGGTGTTGGATAATTAAGTTGTACTTAATTCAATTAATGAGCTGTGCTCGAAAGAAATAAAATGACCGAAGAAGAAATCGCTGCTGCAAAAGCAGAGCAAGAACGTCTTGAAGCGCTTAAGAATCAGAATAATTCCGGAAATAATGAAGATTCTTCAGTAGCTAAATTAGTAGAAGCCAAGGTAGCTGAATCTCTGAAAGAGATCAAAGCTAAATTGGATAGTGCATATTCTGCACGTGATGCAGCCAATCTTAAACTGGCAGAGGCTGAGCAACGTGAGAAAGAAGCTAATCTGAAGCGCATGGAGGAAGAGGGCAAACATAAGGAAGTCCTTGAACACCGATTAGCTGAAGCTAATGCCAAGCTTGAAGTAGCCGAAAAGCGTATCACAGAGTTGACTCGTGATGTTGAGGTTCGTGCGGCTTTAAATGGGTTGCCTTTTCGTAATGACAAGGCAGCTAATGTGGCTTACAAAGACATTGTCGATGGCCTCGTACAAGATGACAAGGGTATTTGGAAACACAAATCTGGTGTTAGCATTAAAGAATATGTGGAAGCCTTCTCTAAAGACGACGATCAGGCATTTCTCTTTAAAGTAAAAGCATCAAACGGTAGTGGTAGTTCTGGTACGAATAATACTGGCACTAATACTAACACAAACAGCTCTCTGTTTGCTCTATCACAGGAAGACGTCCTGAAAATGGCAGCAGAGGGAAAACTACCTCGTCGTAAATAAAGGATAAAGAATGACCGTTAAGACTAACCTGGCTGGTGCTACTAACTACGTCCTGCAGGAAGCTATTTCTGCATACGCTGACGAAGCTTACACCACCGCTAAGAAACTCTCGGGTACCGGCATTGTTGGCTCTAATTCCAACATCGATACCAACACTGAGACCTTTATTGGTCAAATCCGTTGGGAAAAGCCGTTGAACCCGACGATCAATATCGCTTCGCTTACCGACTCTACTGATGGTACGCCTACCACCACTGCACAAGACTACTTGACCTATATCAAGACTGTTCGTACGCATGGTGCCTCTAAGGTTAACATGCAGCAAGTCGTTACTCAGGTTGATGGTCTTGCTAAGATTGGTCGTGACTTTGCTGAAACCAAAGCTCAAGATGAGCACAATGCAATTCTGTCGGTTCTGAAGGGTGTTGCCCTGACCGAAGTCCTGTATGGTGCTGCTGCTGCTTCTGGTGCAACTGGCCTCGGTGGTCAGACCTTCACCAATGATCCGACCGACAAGAAGTATGGCTTCTACGTTGACCTCGGTGCTGCTCTTCCGGTTGTGGCTGCTTCTGCTTCCGTTCAAGGTGCTGCTCGTGCTGAAGGTTTCCTGCAAGCTGTTGGTAAGGCATGGAAAGACTATGAGCCGGATTACGCCTATCTGGTTGTGTCTCCTGAAGTCTATGCATCGCTCCGCTCCGCTAATCTTGTTGATCAAGACAGCGTTACCGAAGGCAATGTTAACTTTGCTACCATCTTCAACGGTAAGTTCCGTCTGATCCAGACGCGTGCTGCTCAGTCGTTCAGCTCTACCGAACTGACCAAGATCAATACCGGTGTCGGTGTTGACATTGTTGGTACGAAGACTTCCTTCATTGTTCTTCCTGGCGCTCTTGCTATGGAACAACTGGCTGTTCCTGAGCCGACTGAAATCTACCGTGACGCCCGTAAATACAAGGGTGGCGGTACGACCGATGTCTGGTATCGTTGGGGTTATGTCGCTGCACCGGCTGGTTACGACTGGATTGGCGCTTCTGACAAGTTCCCGTCTGATGCTGAGTACATGTACGCTAAAGAAGGTGCAACTCCGACTGCATTGACCTCTGTTGCTTCTGGTACGCTTGCTTCGACTACCGGCACGTTTAACCGTAAGGTTACTTCTGCTCTGAGTCTTGGTATTCTCCCGATCTTCCACTCTTAATAGGTGACGTATGGCGGTATTACTAAACGTTAACTCCTATGTGACTGTGGCGGAAGCTGACCTGTTCTTCGCAGACAGACTTGATGTGGCTGCATGGCAGTCCGCTGATGCTGTTGCAAAAGGGCAGGCTGTTGTGACGGCTACACAAATGTTGGATGAAATGCTTTGGTCAGGTACTGCTGTGACGGAAAACCAGCCTCTTGCGTTTCCAAGGATTTTTGAGTATTTCGATCCAAAGATCGGCTCTGTTGTCTACCTAGATGGCTCTAAGATTCCTGCAAGGATTACTAGAGCTACTCTAGAATTAGCGTACCATCTTCTTAATAACGACGGTCTATTGGACGTGTCTGATAGTATTGTAAACTTGTCAATTGGATCAATCAAGCTGGAATCTATGAAGCCAGCTAGTAAGATGCCTCTAATGGTAAAGAACATGATAAAGCCGTTGCTAGAAGGCGGTGGTTCGCTAAATTGGTGGAGAGCTAATTAATGGCAGATTACGATAGACTCGTAAAACGATCTGTCAGTAAGGCTTTTAGACAAATAGGCACACTAGCGAAAACAGCTATTTTTTCAACTGATCAGCCATCCGGGTTTGACTTTACTACTGGTGAAGCCACAGCGGGCGCTGTTCAACAATTGCTACTCAGAGGAATAATCGCAGACACCAAGCGACCAAAATCTAAGGATAGCGATGATGCTGCTAATGTGATCATGAAGAAATTCATATTTCCTTCTGATAGTGTGAATAACCTAAATGTTTATGACACAGTTACAATTGATAGTATCGTTTGGAAAATCGTTAAACCCATTGAAGATGATGGCTACTTGACAACACTCATGTTAGCTAAGGAGATTTGATGGGTAAATACGAAGATCTTACAAAAGATGTTCTTGGTGTATTTGGCTCTCCTTCCTGGATAGCTGAAAACATAAAGACATATCCTGGAAACTACATAGGTGTTTCTGCTGGTGACAGGTACATACGTGTGCATGTCTTGGCTGGCGGAGGTGGAATTAATCGCAAGTCTGTCTCTGGGCAAGTATTAATAGATATATTTACGCCTGCAGGTAAAGGTCCAACGGCCTCTACTCTAATAGCAGACAAGCTTGATGCCTACTTAGTAGGTAGAAGCAAGAAGCTGACGAACGGAGCAATCCAATTCGTTAGTGCGAGTTCATTAGTACATAAGGGCGCAGACAAGGCAAATAGTGCTTTGTACGCATCTTCTTATGCAGTCTCTTTTAATTATTTTGGAGTTTAAACAAGTATGGCACATATTACTTCTATCGGCGCAGGTATGTTCTCTGATTTGGCAGTTGCTCTGCCATTGACCCCGCCTACCTTCTCTGGTCTGGATACGCAACCTGAGTTCGATGCTCTGTTTGCTGCTGAGATTCAGTCTGTTGGTGGCACCAAGGCTGCTAACACGTTTGTTCGTATCAAGAACGTTCGTGAGTTTCCTTCAATGGGTACTCCGCCGAACATCGTTAACGTTCCGACCTATGGTCAGAAGTCTTCGCAGCAGATTCAGGGTCAGTCTGATGCTCCGAGTCTGGAAGTCACCATCAACTACGTACCTTCCGAGTGGGCGTCTAGCTCTCTCTTGGGTGCAGCCGTAGGTGACGGTAATCGCTATGTCTTCCGCTTTGCGCTGATGAACACCGAGCCTACTGGCTACTTCTCTACTGCTGGTGCTGGTGGTATCGGTATGGTTGAGAACTCTGTGTATTACTGGATTGGTAAGATCGAAGCACTTCTGGTTAATCCACAGCTGACGGACGCTAACACCGCTACCGTTACCATGTCAATTCAGTCGAAGTTCTACGGTGCTTACACCGTTGCTGCGGCCTAATTGAGGCTTTGGGGATACATAAGACCGACGATCTATGTATTAAATGACACTCATAAGGATAAGTGCGTCCCCTTTTCATTTGAGGTATTATGGCAGAAAATCAAGAAAAGCCTTTTTCAATGGGTTATGTATTACGTACTACTGCCAAGCATATGCGTAAAAGCATTGATATTAGTATTCGTAAGACATTTGACCGTATTCGAGATTTCGAAGGCAATCAAGAAAAATCGCAAGAAGTATTTAAAACGCTGGCTCACCTTCATGCAATGCGTAAGCAATTGGATGATTTTCAGCAAGCGAATCAAGAACAATTTAGAGGTGTATAATGGCATCTCCTTCAGTTATCAAGGAAAACAAAATGAGTATTAAAAGTCTTGTAGGTAAGCGTGTATCTAAAGCTGTGAAATTCATGGGCGAAGATGTCAAGATTAGCAAGCTAAGCGTTGCTGAAGTTCTTGAAATCCAAGAGAAAGCTAAGAATAACACATCTGACTCTGATGGTCTTGAGATCTTGCGTACTGTTATTCGTTCTGCAGTTGAAGATGCATCTGCCCTGTCAGATGAAGATTTTGCAAGTTTTCCTATGGATGAGCTGTCGAAGCTGTCTAATGAGATTATGAAGTTCTCCGGAATTGGTGATCAGTCGGGAAAGTAACAATATCTCCTGCTGAGATGCCTGTTTTCGAAGTGGCTTATGAGCTAAAAATGTCAGTAAGCCAAGTGATGGAAATGGAGTATGAGGAGCTGCTCAAGTGGTGTGACTATTTTGAGCAGCGTCCAATCGGCTGGAGAGAGGACTTACGATTCCTAAAGGTGCTTCAGGCAGCTGGAGTTAAAGAGTCTCCTGCCAAACTATTTTCTTCCATTGCTCAAATGGAACAAAACAGAGGAGCAGAAATCCGTCGTAGAGACGGTGCTCTCGACGTTGAGAACCTAAAACGTTCTGCATTGTTCTCTAAAATGCTCTCTGCAACAGGAGGTGTGAATATTTTCGATGATCAAAATAAAGTTTGATTCAAAAAATTTTTTAAAGAAAATAACAGCTGACGTTGCTAACGCCTCTGAGAAAGACTTTAAAAAGAGAATGTCAGAGTTAAATACGCAGCTAGCATTAGCTACTCCTGTTGATACAGGCGCTGCTGCGCAGTCCTGGAAGGTAACTGGTAGTGCAATAACCTCCGATTGCGAATATATGGATATACTAAACGCAGGGAGCTCTAAACAAGCCCCTGCGTTTTTTATTGAGAAGACGTTGCTATCGAACTCAGATGTTAAGCCGAACGGCATAATCGTAAAGGATAAGATATGACCGGAGTTGCTGTAAACGTAACGGCAGACTCCGCAGCCGCTAGACGGGATCTTGCTGAACTGAACAAGGCTGTTCAGAATATTCAGCATACAACTGACAGTACTGCGAAATCTGTCGCAAATATGGCCAAAGGATTTGCCTCTCTAGTAGTGACTGGAGGAGCATTGGCAATTTACACTAAGGTATCTGATGAGCTGACAACGCTCAGAAATCAGATAAACCTAGTGAATGATGACATGGTGGCTATGATCAACACGCAGGAGACGCTTATTCGCGTATCTGCTAAGACATACTCCAGCATTAAAGGTACAGCTAATATTTACGGAACACTTGGCAAGTCGATGAAAG